TCACGAGTCCGCGATGTCGCCCGTGTGCGGACGACACGCTCGCGCCTGATCCCGCATAACACTGTAGTCGGCGAGCATTTCGGCGATAGCCGACCCCTCCGGCAACAGATCGAGCTCGTCGGCTGCGCGGGCCTGGAGCTCGCGGGTGTACTCCACCACGGGCGGACAGGCGGTCGCGATGCCGGGCTCAGAACCTACCGTCGCGCAGCCGCTCAGCGAGCTCGTCGCGATCGCGAGGACGACGAGCCGCCGCCTCCAGCATCTGGCGTTGGACATCATTGGCCTTCTCTGTTGTCTTGAGGCGTTCAGCGAGGCGTCCCGCTCGCTCGCCAGTGCGCCGAAGCGCAAGCAGAAACAGGAGCACGGCGAGGACGATGGCGCCGTAGCGCAGCGCCGCCCGCATCCACGGGGTCGTGGCGATCCCGCCGAGCAAGGTGCTGATCACCGCCGCCCCCGGCGCCAGTCATCGAGGCGGGCGTAGATCGTGACCGCGATGCCGCCGAGGGCGACCACGATGAACACCCAGCGCAGGGTATCGAGATACGGGACCAGCGGCAGGACGGCGCTTTGCGTCTCCGCCAGCACCTGCTGAGCCACTTCCACCCCGGCCGCGCCGAGCGTCGCGACACCCGCCGCCCCGCCGCCCTTCATCGTACGGCTGTCGGCCAGCACCTCCCGCGCGGGCGGCGTCTCAGCTGCAAATGCGGTCGCCCGGACCGGGAACCGCTCGCCCCACTGCCGAGCGGGCCCGAGATCGACATGGATGAACCCCGATCGCGGGTAGAAGCCGAAGCCGAGGAATCCGACCTCGCGCGCCGCGGCCTCGAAGGCCACCGGGTCGTGGTTCGCCATGGCGATGTCGAAGGCGGCGCCGTCCATGTGCTTCGACCGGGTCGCGCCGCCGACGGTACGGTTGTGCTCGGGGCTGCGATAGGCGGAGCGGACGATCAGCGGCTTGCCCAGCTGGTCGCGCAGCGCCTGCAGCTTGTCGAGCGCGGGCTCGTTGATCAGCAGCTTGCCGGTGCCCCGGCAGGCGATCTCCGCCGGGCTGAAGTTCGGCCAGCGCCATGCTGCCTTCGGCGCCTCTCGCCAGTGGTCGTAGAAAGTTGTGGTCATGGGGTCCTCCAAAACGAAGAAACCCGCCTCGAGGGCGGGTGCGGTTGGGCTGATGGATGAGGATGGGGCGCGGCTACGGGCCGCTGCCGAAAATTTTCAGCTTGATGGCGATGCCCGCGAGCAGCGCCAGCATGACGCCGGTGGTGATCATGCGGACGGCAGTCTGCATGGCGGTGCGGCGCACCAGCCGGATGCAATCCACCAGCGATCGCAGATCGCGGATGTCGAGCGCGGCCTCGTCGCCATCGAGCCCGACATCGGCCAGCGCGCGTTTCGCCCCTTCCTCGGCGGCTCGCGTAAGGATCGCCTCGAACTCGGCGTCGGGCATGCGCACGAAGCCCTCGGATCTGGGTGGGGTCATGACGAGATAATCCCCGCTTCCGCCGGCAGCGTGGCCGCCGTCCAGGGGCTGCTGTCGGCAGGGTTCAGGTCCCAGCTGGAATAGACCGGCGATGGCAGGTCCGCCGAGGGCGTTCCGGGCGCCGCGTCGTAATCCACCCCGTCCAAGCGCAGGAAGCCCGCGATGCTGGTCGGACCGGCGGTGCCGAGCTGGGCCAGCTGCTTGACGTGGACGCCCGCGATGGTCGTGGCCCCAGCCGGGCCGGTCGGGCCCGCAAGCGAGAACGAGAGCCGCTGGCCCGCGATGTCGCTGGCGGCCCGCGTGGCTATGTCGCCGTCCTTGATCGCGTCGATCCCACCCGAGAAGGCGTCGTAGGTGCCCACCAGGTCCGGTGCGCGCCGAGCGAAGCGCCGTCCGATGGTCGAGACCCCGTCGAGCACGGCGATGTGGGCGTAGTACCATGTGGCCGGGTTGTAGAAGTCGAAGAGGTGGAGATTGCGCCAGACGCAGCGGACGGGGCGGCCCTTGCCGCCGGTGTTGGCGGCGGTGGCGCTGCTGTGAAGCACGCCATCGATATGGAACTCGATGGTGATGTCGGCGCCGACGGCGATCTTGACGTCGACCCAGTAGGCCTGGTTGGTGGCGGCGACAAACGAAGAGGCCCCGTCGACGCTGGTATCGCCAACGGCCATAGCACGGTACTTCTCGTCGTCTCGTTCGGTCCGGACGAGCCCGACTTGCCGGTTCGCCGCGTCGTAGAACTCGAGAAAGATGCCGTCCTGCGCGATGATGTGCGCATTCACCGATGGCGCCCGGTAGCGGAACCCGATCCAGACGTCGCCGGTGGGCTCCGCCCATGTCGCCGTGAATGGCACGGATGAACCGTTGTTCGCGGTGATCTTGACGGCGTTCACGTCGTAGGCAGGGTCGAAGCCCGTGGCGTCGGTGCTGATCAGCCCGGTCGCTCCGGAGAGATCCGTGACCTGGTGGCCGAGATGGAGGATGTAACTCATGGGATCACCTCGATGTAGAGAGCGCTTGCGGCGGCGGTGAGACGCGCGTCCCCGCCGCGTTCGTGGAAGAGATCGGCCCGCGCCACGCTCAGCCGGGCGTCTGCCCCGAAGCCGATCCAGAGCGCGGCATCGGCCGCCGTAAGCTGGACCGCGCCGCCGAGCTCGAGGAAGACGACGGTCTCAGGAACCGTCAGCCGGGTCTCCGCCCCGAACTCGTTCCAGAGGCTGGCCTCGGCGACCTTGATGCCGTCGGGCATGAAGAGCCGGATCGAGCGCGCGGCCCGAGCCTCATAGGTCGCGCTGCCGGCGACGCGCCGCGCCTGCACCCGCGCCTCGAAATGCTTCGTTCCCGTCGGCGCCGAGAGGATCGGCACGTCCTCCTTCGTGAGCGTGAAGCTGGTGGCGCTGCCGACATCGATTACCGCCGCCGGCGGTTCGACCACCGCATCGGTGTCCGGATCGATCCAGCGGATCTCGAGCGCGTAGGTCACACCCGGCTCGGGTCCGATGTCGCCCGCGTCATAGGCATCGAACACGCTGCTGGTCTGGGTGAGCCGGTCGCGATGCGCCCAAGTCAGCAGCACGGGACCGAGGTTCAGGATGTTGGGGTTCACGACCGAAACACCATTGCCACGGAGATCCCCCGGCGGCAGCGGCCGAATGGCGCGGGAGGCGAGCGTCACTTGGTCCTCGGGCGCCTGAGAGAGCGGCAGCGTCCCGAGTCCCGTCTCGGGCAGCATCCGGACGGCGACGGTCTCGCCGGCCGCGAAGCGCGCCTCGCTCGCGTTCGCGAGGAGCTGCCAGCAGATCACCGGCGTGCCCGCAGGATGGACCTGCGGCACGGTGTCGAGACAGCCCCGACCGACCGTCAGGGTCGTGGTACTGACACCGTCAATCCGGACGAGTTCGTCGCCGATCGCGGCGAGCGTGCCGATGGTCACATCCGTGAGCCCCGTCCAGCTGCCGACCGGCAGCACCCGCTCGGCCGGATCGTCTGTCACATCCGCTGTGAGCAGCGCCGTCGGGACGAACTCGACGCCCGCCTCGAGCGCGTAGCCGGCGCCGCTGTCGGTCCAGACCTGAACTGACAACGCATCGGCCGAAGGGCGCTCGCCGGCGGCAACCAGCGCGCCCACGTCGGGGTCCTCGTCGAGGAGCGCGTCGGCTTGCGCGTGACCCAGCTCCTGGACGAGCAGCCAGTAAGGGGCTTCCGTCACCCAGCGGCGTGTCAGCGGCTTAGGCGGCAGGATGAGCCGGCCCGGATCGCCGCTCTCGCCACCAACAAGGGCCGTGTCGCCAAGTCCGAAAACATCCTCTGCAATGCGGAGCCGGACGCCGTTCGCGCGCCCGTCGCCGTGGTCGATCTCGACGATGCGGACCGCGACACCCTCGAGCCCGCGGCGCGGGCTCACGAGCCGGATCACGTCGCCCGGATCGAGATCGGCGCCGACGCGGGTAACGGTGATCTCGCCCGACAGGATCGGCGACGAGAGCGCGCGGAGATCCCGCTCGGCCACGCGCACGGCGAGCGACTCGTAGCGGATCCCCGGATAATCGACCGTCGCGCTGACCACCTGGCCGAGGTCCTGGACGAGCGCGGTGTCGGTGACGCTGACCGATCCGGTCTGATCGGTCCTTGCGTCCGAGAACTTCACGGTGACCGAGTTCACCAGATCGGCGGCCTCGCGGCGGCCAAGCTCGCCCCAGTCGACGACAGTCATGTCGTCGAAGATCGGCAGCGTCTCGGGATCGTAGTCGGCGCGAATGAGCTTCAGTTCCCAGCGGCCCGAGCGGCGGTCGACGTAGAGATAGGCGTCGATGTGCTTCAGCACGTCGGCGATGAAGTCCTCGATCGTCGATTCCTGCTGCCAGAGCAGCGAGAGCCCGAAGCCTTCGGCGAAGAGCGCATCGGCCGCCGTCGCGAAGCTCAGGCCGATGTCGGTGAAGGCGTGCCCGAGGCCCCAGTCGCGGTTCGTCAGGCACTCCCGGATGATGTGGGCTGGGTTCATGTCCGGGCCCTCGCCGAAGGCCGCGCGGAGCGAGGCGACGAGCACGTCGGGATCGCCGGCGGGGACGACCGGCACGCCATCGACGGGCGTGTTGTCGATCTGGCCGGTGGCGCTCGTGTCCGAGAGCGCGATGTTGAAGGCGAAGACGTCGACCTCGGAGAGGCCCGCGAGCGTCGCCTTGGCGCTCTCGAGGCTCGAGGCCGGGCTCGGCTCGCCGTCGGTCACGAAGATCAGGATGCGCCGCTTGCCGCCCGCGCCATTGAAGAAGGCGCCTGACTGGCTCACCGCCGCCCCGAAATCCGTGCCGCCGCTCACGGTGGTCGGCAGCGCGTCGACCCAGTCCTTGAGCTCGCCATAGTCTGCGGCATCGGCATTGCGCCGGATGATTGTCGACGAGACGGTCGAGTTCCAGGTGACAAACTGGATGTCGTTGGGCTCCATCGCATTCGCACCGATCTCGGCGATGAGCCGCGAGACGGCCGTCCGCTGCGCCGCCATGCGGCTGCCGGACATGGAGCCCGAGGTGTCCATGGCGATGTAGATCGCGGCGTCCCCGATCCGGACCTCGGGCACGATCTGCGCCTTCTCGGGATACCACTGCCGATTGCCGTCTTCGGCACGCAGGATGCGGGTGAGCCGGACGGCCCATGGCTTCAGGTAGGGATTGAGACCGAGATAGACCTGCCGCAGGACGAGCGAGCAGATGCCGCGATAGCCCGGCACGTTGGAACCCGCCTGCGCGGCGAGATAGTCGTTCTGGCCCTGTGTGGTCCCGCCCATCAGGACGTCGATGTCGCCGACGATGCCACCCTCGCGGCTCTCGCCGCCGAAGAGGTTCGGCTTGTTGATCCGGATGCGACCGCCCGCAGCGCCGCCGCTGAGGTTCGGCAGGCTCGCGGCATCGGAGACCGTGACGGACTGCGCGGCGAAGGCAGTGGCGGCGGGCTCGACAAGCCAGGTCGTGGTGCCGGTCCCGCCATCGTAGCTCACGGCCTGGACGGTGACCGTGCGGGTCGTGTTGTCGGTGCCGAGCTTCAGGTCGTAGTTGGCCCCGAGACGGATCCCGGCGAGCGTGCCCGGAAAGGTCACCTCGGCCACGCTGTCGCCGGCGGCCGCGGCGGCGGCCGACATGCCCGCGACGGTACCGTAGCTCGCGAGCGCGCCGACGCCGGTACCGGCAGAACTGCTCTGGCCAGCGCCGATCGACCAAGCCGTACGGTCGTCGACCCGGATCTCGCGGATCGCATCGATTGGTCCATGGCAGAGCGCCAGATGCGCCCCGAGGGTGTACTTGTAGCCAACCGTCTGGGACTTTGAGCGACCGCCCATGTCAGGCCTCGCCCCCGGTCCGCGCGGCGCGTTTGTCGGCCTCGGCGATCACGCGAAGCGCCAGCGCATCTCCTGTGGCCGCCAGCACCTCGGCGGGCAGTCCTTCGGCAAGGAAAGCCTGCCAGTCGAGCCCGTGGCGGCGGAACCACGGCCGTGCCCCCTGAAAGCAGAGCCGGGCGGCGCGGATGTCCTCGGCGCGGACGATGAGGGTCTCGCTCACTTCTTGCCCCCCTTCTTGCGGATCGGGTCGACCTTGAGATCGCCGGCCCAGACGACGTTCGGGCCGCGCAGAAGCACGGTGCCGAAGACGACCGGGATCGGCCGGCCTTCCTCGGCGGTCGGCAGGTCGAAGTCGTCGAGCCCCGCCGCTTTCGGCACCTCGGTCTTCGGCTTCGGCGAGAGCGCATAGGAGATCGCCGTCAGCACGAGGCTGGCGACGATCTGGACGACGAAGTTCCAGACCATGGGCGGGGCTCGGGATGTTGGGGCGGATCAGACGATGCTGGTGCCGCCGAAGGGATTGCGGCCGGGGATGTCGGGGAAGCCCCCGAAGTTCAGGAGATTGCCGAACTTGGCGGCGCAGGTGTCGCGGCGGAGATCGCAGCCGGGGGCCATGTCGATGACGGCGACCGTCTCCAGATCGTCGATCGCGGTCTCTAGTTCCGGCATGCGCCCCGCGAGCGTCAGCCTGTCTCCGACATGGCCGGTGATGAAACCGAGCAGCCCCGTGTGGCGCAGGACGCCGCCGCGGAACCAGCCGTCCGGCAGGAGCGCGGCTTCGGGCACGGTGATCTCGAGGCCCGATCGCGCGATCGCAGTACCGCCCACGAAGAAGGTCTCGATGTCGAGGCGGCAGCCGCGGGAATAGAGCGCGTGGCGGCAGAGCCGCTGGTACTTCGCCCGCACGCCTTCGCGGCGCATCGAGGTGAAGAGTGATTCCGCCCGGAGCGTAATCCGCCGCCCCTCGACCCGGGCCGAGACGATGCGGCCCTTCCAGTGCGCGACCACCTCGGCCGGGACCTGTTCGTGGCCGCGGAAGATGGTGAGCGTCGTCACCGATCGGCCCCGGGGTCCGAGATAGCTGCGCGCGAAGGGATCGGAGAGCGGGAAGGTCACCGACAGGTCCACGCGCCTGGGGTCGCTGCTCTGGACGACGGAGCTGTGGCTCACAGCCGAGGGCTCCCAGACAAGATCCTCGGTCTCGTCGCCGATGGCGCCCGCGGGCGAGATCCAGGCGCTCGCGCGGCTGGTGAAGCGCCAGACGCTGGCTCCTTCCGCGAAGAGGTAGAGGAAGTACGGCCGCCCCTCGGCGGTCGAGGTCTCGGCAAGATCGTAGGTCATGAGGGGGTCTCGATTAGTGGCAGCGCCAGTTCAGTGCGGTTCGGCCCGTGCTTGAGTTCGATCCGGTCGGCATCCGAGCGGACCTTCACGAGCAGGTGGATGGGTGTGCCGAGGGGAATGCTCTTGCCGGGAGCGGTGATGGAGAGCCCGATCCCCAGTGCGTCCCAGGTGGCGGCGGTGATCTCGCGGAATATCGGTCCGGTCGGGTGATCGATCATAAGGTGGCGGCCGATCCAGACGGAGGGATCGGCGAGCGGCGCGACGACAATGGAGGTCGCATCGGAGGTGATCGCCGCCTGTAGAACCAGTTCCCGGCCCCAGGTCGGCAGCCAAAAGGCGCGCTGGCGGCCGCGCAAGGAAAGCAGCCAGCGGCGGCGGGTCAGGCGCGCGGGCCCGCGGTCGATCAGCGTGATCGTCGACCGGCGCTGGACATGGGTCAGCAGGGTCTCGAGCACGATGGTGCCGAAGCCGTTGTCGATGGCCTCGACGGTCTGGCCAAGCGTCTCGGCCAGAGGCTGGCGCAGGACGGCCGGGTCGGTCAGGACGTCGAGCCCCTGATATTGCGGGAGCGCTCCGCCGAAGGCGGCACGGATCGAACTCACGAGGACGTCCGGATCGCCCGCAGGCACGACGGGCACGCCGTCGACGGGCGTGGTGTCGATCTGCGCGGTGGCGCCCGTGTCCGAAAGCGCGATGTTGAAGGCGAAGACCTCCACATCTGGGAGGGTCGCGAGCGTCGCCTTCGCGGCCGCGAGGCTCGATGCGGGGCTCGGCTCCCCATCTGTGACGAAGATCAGGATCCGCCGCTTGTCAGTGGCGCCGGCGAAGAAGTCGGGTGCCTCGCTCACCGCCGCCCCGAAATCCGTGCCACCGCTCGTCGCGTCGGACAGAGCCTCGATCCAGGTCGTGACTTCGGCGTAGGCCGCGGCATCGGCATTGCGCCGCAGGAGCGATCCGGTGACGCTCGCGTTCCAGGTGACGACAATGATGTCGTTGGTCGGGAAAGCCTCTTCGCTGATCCAATGGACGAGGCGAGCGAGCGCAGCTTTCTGTGCGGCCATCCGGCTACCGGACATCGACCCCGAAGTATCCATGGCGATATAGATCGCGGTCCTTCCGATCCACGCCGCCGGTACGAGCGAGCGCAGTGTGAAGCTCGCCCTAACGGTGCCAAGCCCCTGACGGCCGCGGTCGATCTCGAGGGGCCGTGCGAAGAAGGCGGTGCCGACTGGTGCGACGACGGCGTGGACAAGGCTGACGCCCGCCCGAGTGGCGAGCTCCAGTCGGTCGGGCAACACGGCTGCAACCTCGACCAGGTGCGCCGCGACGCCATCAGCGGCGACAACCGCCTGCCCCGCCCCGCCAAAGGCGCCGTCGGTGGTGTCGACCAGGATCACCGGGTCGGCGGGATCGATCGGCGCCGTCGCCGAACGCGCGAGATGCCAGAGCGGCAAGGTCCAGTCGTCGAGCGATGCGGCCCGGCCGAGTTCTGCGGCCCCTGCCAGCCCGATGGCATCGATGAGATGCGGGAAGGTCAGCGTGGAGCGCGGCGCCGTACGGAGTGCGATGCGCTGCTCTGCCGCTTCCGTGACCAGGACGTCAGTCGACCACTCCAGCACTTCCGTGACCGGCCTCTGCGCCGCGAAGGGCCAGAGCCGATCAGGCATCGAGACCTCCCCGGTTGCGTCGGATCACGTTGACGATGAGCCGCTCGCCCGCGGGCGTGGCCAGATAGTCCCCGACGATCGCGGGATCGAGCACGTTGACGATACGTGTGGCGGGCTGCGGCGCAGGTCCTCCCGCGTTGGCCTCCACTCCGAGCCGACCGCCCGGCCCACGCCGCAGGGGCAAGATCGCTTCCGGTCCAGCCTCGCCCATGAGGCCCGCGCCTCGGGCGAAGGGAAAGACCGTCGGCCGGGAAACCACGCCGCCGCGGGCGAACGCGGTGATCTCGCCTGCCTGCGCGAAGGCGCCGCCCCTGGCATAGGCGCCACCAAGGCCGAAAAGCCCGCCGACGGCGCTCGTGATCCAGCCGAACAGGCCACCGCCTCCGCCGGTACCCGCGCCGGAGAAGGCGCGGAAGAGCGCGTCCTCGATCGGCTTGAAGGCCTGGTCGATGAGGCGGTTCGCGAGATTGCGCGCAATCCCGGCCACAGCTCCTGCAAAGGTCTGCCAACTGAGCTCGCCCGACTTCAGCGCCTCCTTGATCGGGCCCGTGATGTCTTCTGCCAGCCCCTTCGCGATCTCCTGCGTGCGTTCCACGGCGGCGCGGGCCGCGTCCCAAGATTGGCGCGCGACATCGGCCGCCGTCTGCATGGCGCCGCCTGCGCGCCCCGCGGCCTGGGCGGTCTCGTCGAGCGCGGCGGCCGGTCCCGCCCCGTCCTCTCCGGAAAGTGCGGCAGCGAAGCGCTCGGCAGCGACCGTCGCGCCATCGAGCGCCGACTCGGCCTCCGTGCCGGCGCCGCTCACCGCAGCACGGAGGGCATCGAGTGCGGCGAGTGGCTGAAGCGCCCCGTCGGCCAGAGTGGCGGCCGTCTGACGCCAGGCCTCGGCCGAAGCCGCGGCTTCGGTCGCGGCTGCCGTCAGTCCGAGATCAGGCACGGCGAGCGGGTTGTCGGCGAAGGCCGAGGCGAAGGCATCGCGTGCTGCCGTTGCGGCCTCTGTGGCGGCGCCGGCGAAACGGTTCTCGAGACGACCGAGATCGAGCCCGGCGATGACGCCGATCCGGCGGTCCACCCCGAGCGCTTCCAGCCCGGCATTCACGCCCTCGATGAAGCCGTTGATCCGGGTGACGACGCCATTCAGCATCGCCTCGACACCCTCGATCAAGCTGTTCGCCGCCTGGAACGCCAGATCGCCGATGGCGGCCGGGAGCAGCCCCCAGACGGCCTTGATTGCCTCGAACGCGCCCTCGAAGCTGTTCACAGCAGCATTTGCGAAGCTGACCACGGCCTCGAGCGCGCCCTGCATCGCGGACGCCGCAGAGGCCTGGATGTCGGCGAAGGCCGCCATTGCCGAAGCTCCAACACTTGCAGCCCCCATGCCGATCCGGTCCCAGACCCCGCTGGCGAGATCGTCGAGAAGCGACATCGCCTCGCCGAACCCGCCCGCGCCAGACACGAGGCGGGTGAACTGGTAGATGAGTTCGCCCGCGCCGACGATGAGCGCGCCGATCCCCGTCCGGATTACGGCACCGCGGAGGACGACGAGCGCTGTGGCGAGCCCACGCACCGAGAGCGCTGCGGCGGCCATGCCGGCGACCCAGCGGCCCGCGAGGAAGGCCGCGAAGGTCGCGGTATAGGTGGTCAGGCGGCCGATGTTGTCGAAGAGGCCGCGGATCGCGATCCCAAGCGGGCCGGTGCGGCTCGCGACCGCCGCCATGACGTCGGCGACGGCTTCGAGCGCAGGCGCCGCGGCAACGGCCAGCTGGTGCGACAACCCGCGCCAGATCAGCCCGAGCCGGGAAATCGCGTCGTTGGTCCGCTCGATCTGGTCGGCATCCTGCTCGGAGACGACGACCCCGAAGGCGAGCACGTCCTCGGTCGCCTGACGCAGCGTCGCGGTGTCGATCCGCGACATGGCGATGGAGCCTTCCTCGCCGAAGAGCTGCCCCGCGACTGCGGCGCGCTCGGCGGCGGGCACGAAGTTCTCGATGGCGGCGTTGATCGCGCCGACGCGCTCGTCGAGCGGCAGGGCGATCAGCTCGTTGGCCGAGAGTTCGAGCCGGTCGAGCGCATCGGCGGCCGGGCCGGTCCCGGCTGCCGCCTGGCTGAGGCGACGCGTCAGATCCTTGGTGGCCTGCTCGATGCCGGACATGGAAACGCCCGCCAGCTCGCCCGCGCGCTCGAGCGTCTGGATCGAGGCGACGGTGGTGCCGAGCGACTGCGCGAGCTTGGCCTGCGCATCGACGGTCTGCAGGCCGGACCGGATCATCGCCACGCCCGCGGCTGCAGCGGCTGCCACGGCGGCGGCGGCCGCGACCCGGACCCGCCGCGAGAAGGCTGCGAGCCTCGCGTTGGCCGCTTCCATCTCGCGGCTCAGCCGTCCGAAGCCGCGCGATCCGGCTTCGCCGACACCTTCCAGCTCGGCGCGAACCTGCCGTCCGCCCACGGCCGCGAGGCGGACGCTGACCCTCTTCTCAGCCATGGGAGTGATCCATCTGTTCGTTGAGCTTCGCGACCATCACCGCTTCGATGACCGGCAGCAGTTCGGCCATGGCGGGCGGCGAGACCCCGAGCGCGTCGCCGAGTGCGAACGCCGCCGACATGTCCCAGCCGATTACCGCGCCGGGCAGGACACGCAGCTGGCCGCCGAGGCGGCCGACGAGGTCCCAGACCTGCCAGCCTTCAGGCGTTTCCGGACGGTTCAGCCGCGCCGGGCAGTCCGCGCACGTCGTTTGGCAAGCGTCGCAGTAGCGTTCGCCCCCGCCGAAGGACCATTCGGCGAGAGCGCGGAGGCGTTTTTTTCCTGCTCCAGCAGCAGACCCTTCGAGACGTAGGTCAGCTGGAACGCCTCGAAGATCGGCCAGACGTCGAGCAGCGCATCAATGGCCTCGGGGCTCGGATCGATGGGGTTGCCGTCCGCGTCGCCGATGCCCTCCCAGGCGAGCAGCGCGCGGCGGGCCAGTGCCTTGGCGAAGGCGACCGCGCGTTCCTCGTCCGAGGCCTCCTCGGGGACCGCCTCGACGGCCGGATCGCTGCGCGTCGCCACCATCAGGGCGGTGGTCAGCGGGCGCAGCTGCACACAGACACCGGGCGCGAGATCATGCCAGCGCGGTGCATTGGTCAGGTCGAGCGTCAGCATCGTCAATACACCTCGATGTCGTTGATCAGGGTCGCGGTGCACATCCGGCCGACCACGCTCTCGCGCGCCGCCTGCCAGTCGAAGGTCGCCTGCACGCCCTGCGGCCCGGATATCTCGATGCGCGGGCGCGGCAGGTAGACGGCGTGTACGGTGAAGGTGAAGCTCTCGCCCGAGGGCAGGACGTACGCGAATTCCATCTCGCAGGCCTCGCCGTTCAGCGCCTGCGTCACCAGCGTGCTGTCGGCGAACCGCACCTCGATGGAACCGGTCAGCGCGGCGATCGACGGGTCCGCCCCGTCGATGCGGCCGTCGCTCCGGATGGTCTCGATCCGGTCGAGATTGTTGGCATAGGTGATGTCGGCCGCGACGACGTTGCCGAGCGGGGAGCCGTTTCGCATGATGGACCCGTTGAAATGGCCGAACCGCTTCAGCTCCAGCGCGGCGGGGGGTGAGGCACCCGTGCCGAACGCGCTGGTCGTCGTGCCCACCGTCTCACCCTGCGCCACCAGCCGCGCCGTCGCGCTGAGCTGGCCGGACCGCTGCATCTGCCAGCTGAGCTGGTCCAGCATGCAGCCGAAGTACATGGCATGGCGCGGCACCTCGGGCATCGCCGTTTCGATCGACATGCTGGGCAGCGTCCAGGACCCGGACTGGAACTCGTGGCTGTATGGCGCTTCCGCACCCGTGGTCGTGGGGGCGCCGAACGCCGCCTTCAGCCAGAAGCCGAGGGCCTCGGCGTCGAGCGGCACCACGACATCGCCGTCCGCCGTCACCGCGTCCTTTATCGGAGCCAACGGATCGCGGCCGTAGCCCAAGAGCTCCGAGTTCAGCAGCGGCTGCTCGGCGCCGAGCGAGGTGCTGGCGAAGGGCATGCGGGTGAAGCCGCTGGCGGGCGGCGTTCCATAGGTCGTTTCGAACGCAAGCGCCATCAGCGCTCGCGCCCCCTGGGCTCGTGCCATGGTGTTCTCCTCGGGTTGTCGGGGTCAGGCCAGTGCGTCGGCCGTGGAATAGTGCAGCACGACCGGGATCACGGCCGCCTTCAGGCTCGCCGCCCCCTCGACCGGCAGATCGACCGGACGCGGCGCTTCGGCCTCGACCCAGTCGCAGAGCCCGCCCAGCGTGCGGTCGGCGGCGAGTACTGCGCCGATGCTGGCGATCAGCGTGTCGAAGGCGGCGTCTCGGGTTGCGCCCTGTACTACCGCCTCGATCTCGGCCCGGTGCTGGTAGTGGTAGGCGAGCGGCGACAGCGTGACCTCAGGCTCACCCGGCTCTCCGTCTCGCAGGATCAGCAGGCCGTCGGACGGGACGCGCTCGGGCAGCACCTCACCGCGCAGGGCGGTGGCAGGCAGCGCCGAGAGCCGCGCATGCAGCGCGTTGAGGATGGTTTCGCGGGGTGACATCGGTAGTGAGACTGCCTATTGGCGCATTTCGGGAGGCATTGCGAAGCCGCGTGCAGTTGATTGTTCGTGCCTCCTCGTTGAAGCTCTCGGCAAACGAGGTGAGGTGGAGGGAACTGATTGCCGTTATCGCTCATACTGGTTGACGAGCTACTTGCCGCGCGAAGGAACTTGCATGGAGGGAACGCTGGCGCTCCACGCCGACTGGTTGACGGTCAGCATGAAGGTTCAGCTCTCAATCGCGCATGTGTAGTGATGCTCTCGTCAGCGCTCCAAGCGTTCGTTGGGGACGTATTTTTGGCGTGTTCGCAAAAAGCTTTTGGACGGGCAATGACGGCTGCTGAGGTCAAATCGTACTCTGCGACTTGGAACAGATGGGGAAATCCAAGCGACCAAAACATTGTCGCGCTTTTTCTTCGCCTTGGCGTGACTGATGTTTTCGACGGTCTGTCTTGGCAGGGGCAATCCACCGCGGCGCTGAAAAAGAACCTCGATATAGTCAATCAGGTGCGAAACCGGATCGCACATGGTCAGGCCATCCAGGTTGATGGAAATCCTTATGCCCTTCGGCTGTCGGGCATAACTCGTTGGCGCAACATCGCGGAGCAATTTGGGAACCGTTTTGAAGCACACGCGATGGCTAAAATCCGCTGAGGTTACGGAAGGCGCACCTCCACCCAATTCGCCACGATCAGCCCCGGCACGCTGTCCAATGCCCGGTCTGCATCCCGCGCGAGGTCCAGCCGCTTCGGCAACTTGACCTGCGGCACCAGCAGGAAGATCGGCGCGGTGACCTTGCCGCGCCCGGTCTTCGAGCGCGACACCACCGCCTGGCCTTTGGTGTTCAGCCGTCCCTCCGCCACCAGCAGGCTCGGGCCGGTGCGGCGATAGACGAAGCGCAGGCGCAGCCCGCGTCGCCGCTCCCATTCGCCGGGGGTGATCCTGCCACCGCGCAGGGATTTGCCCGCGGCCGGCAGCGGGATCGCCAACCAGAACCCATCCTTCGAGCGGATCAGCGGGCCGGTGTCATGCGCGCCGACGATCACCGGCGCCTTCGACCAGACGAGCGCCGCGGCGTCCAGGCTCTCGCCCGACCTCGGGAAGTTCTGGCTCCGGATCGAGTTGGCGAGCCGGTGCCCGAGCCCCGCGCCGGTGATCTGCAGCCGCCATGCCGCCTTCAGCCCAGTCCCGGCCTCGCGCATGGCGGCGGTAACGGCGCGCTCGCCCGCAGCCACCTCAGCCGCCATCATCGCGACGATGTCGGGATCGATGTCGAGCTTCAGTTTCACGCGGGCCTCAGATCGACGGTCCAGACCAGCCGCTCGCGGTCGCGGACGGGTTCGCCCTGAATGAGGAAGGCGTCCCCGTCGATTTCCAAACGATCACCGGGACGCGGGTTCGCCACCTCGGTCACCAGCAGATCCACACGGGTGGTCTCGGACCAGAGCCGCGCGTTGCCGAAGTCGGAGACGGCATCCGCGCGCCGGGCGACGACGCGCACCAGCACGGGCGCGCCGCCGTCGGCGATGTAGACCGCGTCCCGGCCGACGTTCGGATCGCCGAAAAGCGCGCCCACGGCGGCGGCGAAGGCGCTCATCAGAACGCCGCGTTCAGGCGCACCCGGCCGACGGTGTCGCCCGCGCCGCTCGCCACCGCCTCGACGGCCACGCCGATGAGGGTGTTGTCGGTCGCGACCGTCGTGCAGCGCTTGTTGGTGTCATCCCAATAGACCTTGGCGCCGACGGTCCATGCCTGGGAGCCGACCTTGGTGATGTCGAACACGCCGACGAGCGCGGTCTCGACGGGCTCGCCGAGGGCGGCCGCTCCGGCCACGATGCCGAAGAGGGAGCCGACGAGCAGGCCATCGCCGGAGGCGACGGCATAGGGCGCGGTCAGGGTGATGGTGTTGCCGGGCTGGACGAAGTTTTTCATGACGGGGATCCTCGTGGAAAGACGAAGGGCGGCCCGTCAGGACCGCCCGCATGTCGGGGTTCAGCATTGGAAGCGGCTTACGCGCCCGGGTTCTTGTAGAGGCCGCGCCAGTCGATGGCCTTGGCGCCGAAGTCGAGGCGGCACTTGATCTCGACGCCGTCGACGTCGAAGCCGTTGCGCGTTTCGATGTAGGCGCCCTGCTGGCCCTCGAGATAGGCGTACTCGATGGTGTCGATCTGGTTGGGCGAGGCCGCCAGATACCAGGCGGTCTCGCTGGCGGCGTCGAGCCGGGGCTCGCTGATCGGCGCGAGCGTGCGGATCGACTGCGGCACCACGCTGGACGTCGCGGCGGGCACGAGGTTCTGCGCGACCAGCTGCTCGGCCTTCAGTTCCAGCGAGGCGGGCACGATCAGGAAGGCGGGCCGGACGTTCAGCACTGTCTTCTTGTCGAGCCCCGTCTGCTTGGCCATCGCCGCGCGGGCCGCACCGACGCTGCTCACATCGAGCGCCGCGCCGGTGCCCGCGAGGTTCTTGTGGGTGGTGTGGAACAGCGCGTTGCCGTCGGCCATCGCCGGGTTGGCGGTGATGATGCCCCAGACCACGTCAGACTCCAGCTGGGCGATGGAGTTGCCGTACATCGCCGGGATCCGTGTGAAGGCGTCGAGATCGTCGTTGATCAGCGTCTGGCGGGTGATGGCGACCACCCGGCCATAGGTCTTGACCTTGTAGCTCTCCTTCGACTCCCCGAGCGTCCCGCGCTTGAACTCGCCGCTCTCGCCCACTTCCAGCAGCTGGGGCGCTTCGCCGAGCTGGACGCGGTGCATCGCCTTGAAGTCGGTGGCGAGCACCTGGCGGCAGAACAGCATGAAGGTGCGGGGATAGGCCTCGTAGGCCTGCCGCAGGGTCTTGTTGGTGACCGCCGACAGGATCTCGGGGAAGTCAGAGGTCGAATGCAACGCCCGCGTCGCCACCTCGTCGCGCGACAGGCCCCGTGTGTTCACCCCGGCATTGCCGAGGCTTTCGCGGGCCAGTTCCAGCAGCGTCATGCCGCGGTACTGGCGCGCGGCGTCTTCCAGCTGGAAGAGCGTCGGGCTGTAGCGGTGCAGCAGCGCATTCGCCACGGCATCGCGGCGGGTGATCCGCTCGTCCCGACCGCCGAGGGGGACGGAGACATGGGGGAAGGTCCGGGTCTCGTCGGACTTCGCCGCGACCTGATCGAGGATCAGACGGCGGGACTCGTCCACGCTGACGCCGCGCTTGACCAGATCCTCGGCAAAGCCGCGCTCGAGGTTCAGGCGGCCTGCCAGATCGTAGATGGTGGAGACGCGGTCGCGCTCCGCCTCGCGGGCGCGCGTCGCGACCGCCTCGGTGTCGGGCGCAGGAGTTGCCTGCGTCTTCGGCTGCGCGCGCGTCTCACTGGCCACGACCTTAGGCTCGGGCGCAGCCGCTTTCGGCTCGGTCATGGCGGTTTCCTCGGTTTCGGCCGGCTCGGTCGGCTGGGTGGCGGCGGGGGTTGCGGCGTCGCTCGCCGGGGTTTCGGTCTCGTCCGTCATCGGGATCGGTCCTTTCGTGATTGAAGGGGCGTCCCTGCGGTGGAGGACGCAGTCGTGAAGGGGATGCTGGGCTCGGAAGCCCGCGGCGGGATCGGCGCCGACCGCGACGGCGGACACCTCGAACGGCGTCCAGTCCACCGCGCGCCAAAGCTCGCGGGCGGCCTCGGGCTTCGAGACCTCGAAGCGGTGGACCTGGTAGCCGATCGAGACCGCTCGGATGTGCCCGGCCTGGATGTCGCGCCAGATCGGCTCGACGTCGGCGCGCTCGCTGATCCGCACCAGCGCGATGCCGCGGCCGTTCTCGATCCGGGCGGAACCGGGGACGACCGAGCCGATCACCGCGTCGAGCGTGTCGAGTTCGTGCACTTTCAGGAAGGGCGCGCCCGCGTTCAGCCGGTCGAGCCGGACATGGGCGGGGTCGAGGCTGAGTTCCTCGTCATAGGGTTCGCCGAAGAAGGAGGCGCGCCGGACACGCGCACCGGCCGACCAGACCACCTCGACGGTGCGGCTGTCGGCATCGGCCGTGTTCGGCGCAAGCTCCGCCGACCGGCGCATGGCCGGCAGTTCGATCATTGTGTCCATGAAGGTCAGTCCTGTTGGTCGGCCTGCGCCGGGTCATTGTCCGCGTCGGCGGCCGGGGCGTCGGTGTCCGGTTCGTCGTCGGCCGGATCGGTCGCCGGATCGCTCGTCTGCGCGCTGCCGGTCTTGGTGACGCGGCGCGGATCGCTGTCGAGCACCAGCCCCAGCGCATCAAGCTTGGCGTTGGTCGCGGCGATCTCGGCCAGCACGGCGTCGGGGTTGCGGCCCTGTCGGGCGATCACCTCGGCCAGCGTCATGGTGCCCGAGCGGATCGACAGCAGGTTCGCCATCGCGTCCTTCTGCGGATCGACCGCCTCGAACTTCGGCGGCGACCATTCGACCGGCACGGTCGGCGACGGGATCTGGCCCGCCGCCCACGCGGCTTCCGTGAACCAGCGCCAGACCGGCGCGCAGAGCATCGGAATGAACAGCTGCCATTGCACCGCGTCGATCTGGCGGCGGAACTCCACGAGCCCGGCCCGGATCGAGGAATAGTTGACCTGGCTGAGATCGCCGGTCAGCAACTCATAGGGCACCCGGAACCCGGCCGAGATCGTGTGCAGGCTGGCCCGCTTGTATTCGCCATAGCCGCCGGTGGCGGACGGCTGGTTGAACCGGATGTCCTTGCCGCCGCGGGCATAGGCGATCAGCCCCGGTTCGAACTGCTCGACCCGGTTGCCGTCGGCATCGACCACGGAGGGCGCGATGCCCTGTTGCGCCTCGTCGTCGCCGAAGACGATGGCGGTGACGCAGGCCTCGGTCTTCTTGCGGACCAGTTCGGCCACCTCGTAATCGTCGAGATCGCGCAAGCTGCGGATCACCGGCGCACCCCAGGGAACGCCACGCGCCTGCGTGCGCTGCTTCTCGTAGACATGAGCGATCTCGGTCGCGGGGACCGGGCGGCTCTGCAGGCCGTTCTGCAAGGCCCCGTAGGCGTCGCCCGGGTGCTCGGCATGGAGCCAATAGGCCCGGCGCTTGCCGACCGGGTCGAACTCGATCCCTTGGACCAGCCGCCCCGCGCCGAGGACGCCGGACTTGGTCGCGTCCAGGAAGTCGGCCTCCAGCACCTGCAGCTGCAGCGGGACCGGCAGACCGTCGCTGGCGCGCCGCAGCCTTCGACGGACCAGGACCTCACCCGCCTCGACCATCTCGCGGCAGATCAGCGTCTGCAGCCCGTAGAAGTCGAGCTGGCCGTCGGCGTCGCAGTCCGCCGTCCAGCGCTCGAACAGCGTATCCACCTTCCGGTCCAGCGTGTCGTCGCCGCTGGCGGCGCGGGGCATGATGCCCGCGCCGATGATGTTGTTGACCAGCACCGCCACGGCCTTGGCCGCATGCGGGTTGTTGCGCACCAGATCGCGCATCCGGTCGCGAAGCAGCGCCCCGGCGACGCCGATCTCGGTGTCGGCTGAGGATCCCGGCGCGCGCCAGCCCTCCGTGCGCCGCCCGCGCGCGGCACCGTCATAGCCCCGCGTCAGGGTCTCGAAGGCCTGACGCGCCATCACACGGCGCGCCGCCATGCGCGGCGCCACCGATGCGATGGCATGGTCGAACCAGTTCGCCGACATCAGCGATCCCCGCGCGAGAAGCCAGCCAGCCCGGCCACCGGCAGTGGTCGTGTGGTCCCCACGATGGAGCGCTCGATGGTGCGGATGCGGGCCAGCAGATCCTCGGCCGAGCCGTAGTCCACCGACTTGCCGTCATAGCTGACCCGGGTCGTGCCGCTGGCATAGGCCCGGCGCAGCGCCGAGAGCTCGGTTTCCGTCCAGTCCATGCCCTTCGCTCCCGCTCAGTGCGTTCGTTCCCTTGCGACGCTCCACTGGAGCCTCGCATCCGCTGCGCGGACCGGTCCTCACTCAGAACCATCCTCCGCGCCGCCCGAGCCAGTCGGAGCGGCGCTTGCCCTGCGGGGCCTGTCCCGGCCGGTTGATCTGCCCGGCAGGATCGGGGTCGGTGGGGGCCGCCCCGAGCTGATCCTCGAGGTCGCGCCATTTCTCGTCGGGCCAGCGGTCCGCGCCGGCGATCCAGGCGGCGGCGCGGGCATAGACCCGGCAATCCAGCGCCTCGTTGCGTTCCCGCAGCTTCTGCCATTCCAGCCGGGCGAAGCCGCGCTTCGTGCGCACCGTCACCAGCTGTTCGGCCACGAACTGCTTCAGCCATTCATTCTCGACCCAATGCGGCAGATGGACCGAGCCGGGCGGGAACGCCGCCCCGTCGGCCATCTCCTCCTCGGTCGGCCGCGCCAGCCTCAGGAAGCGGTAGGTCTCGGCCTTGAAGGTCGAGACCGCCACGGTCCAGAGCCGAGCACCGCGACGCAGGCGTTTCCCGCCCTCGGTCGCGTCGACAAACGTCGGCCCCGAGACCGGGCTCGAGCGGTTGAACCCCTCGACGCCTTTCACCGGCGACACTTGCCCAAACCCCTGCGCCCGCGACCAGGAATAGACCGCCGGGGCCTCGTAGCCGGTGTCGATGGCGAGCCGCGCGATCCTGAGATGCGCGCCGCGTTCATGCGGCCAGGACCGGTCCAGCAGCGCTGTCAGTTCCGACCATGCGTCGTGCCGGTCGGGGCCGCCCTCGATGACGACGTGATCGACGAGCCACGACTCAAGTCCGCGGCCCCAGGCCCAGACATCGACCTCGATCCGGTCCTTCTGGACGTCGGCCCCGGCGGTCAGGAACAGCCCGCCCGCAGGCACCGTGCCGGATGTCCAGCGCTCGCGCCGGTCGTAAAGCCGCTGCCAGTCCGGGGCTTCGCCGGTCTCGACCCAGGTCTCGCCGAGGATCGTGTTGCGGAACGCCTTGATCGCCTCGTCCGACCCCTGCGCCGCGCCCCATGCCCGTACGATCCGCTCCCAGCTCAGCCAGCCGATCGGCGAGTAGAGCGCCGAGAGGTGATACCCGACCGTGGTCGGATCGGCGGCCGTGGCGGTCGCCCGCCATTCGCCGCCCTCCAGCATCGCCGTCTTGTGGTGCTCCGCGATGGGCGTCTCGCAGCCCTCGCAGTGATACTCCGCCGTCTCCGGGCGGCCCTTCTGCCAGCGCAGCCGGTCGAACTTCAGCCACTGCATCGCACCGCAATGCGGGCACGGCACGAAGAACCGGCGCTGGTCGCTGGCCTCGTATTCCCGCTCGATGCGCGACATCCCCCGGATCGTCGGGGTCGAGACGAGCAGCACCTTGCGGCGGTGAGCGAAGGTCAGAGACCGCGCCTCCGCCAGCGTGACCGGGTCGCCTTCCTCTTCGGCCGAGGCGGGATAGGCGTCGACCTCGTCGAGGAAGATGTAGCGTGCCGGGGTCGAGCGCAGGCCGACCGCCGAGTTCGCCCCGGTCATGATCAGGATGCCCCCCGCGAATTCCTTGGACAGCATGGTGTTGCCCGCGTCACGCGAGCGCGCCGGTTTGACCCGCTCCCGCAGCTCGGGGCTTTCGTCGATCAGCGGGTCGATCCGCTGGCGCGAGTTGCGCTTGGCCAGTTCCACTGTCGGCTGGACCGCCAGCATGGGGCCCGGCGCCTGGTGGATCGCGAACCCGATCCAGTTGTTGCCGGCCTCGGTCGCCCCGACCTGCGCCGCCTTCATGAACACGATCCGCTGCGTGGGGTCGCCGGGCGACAGCCGGTCCATGATCTCGCGCATGTAGGGCGTGCGCACCGTGCGGTATCGCCCGGGCTCGGCCGAGGCGCGGCCAGAAAGCATCCGGTGCCGGTCCGCCCATTCTGACACGGTCAGGTCCGGGTCGGGTCGCAGCCCGTTGCCCCAGGCGCGCAGTATCTCGCCCGCGCCGTCGAAGTCCGTCAGCGCGTCATGATCACCGGAAGTCGGGCCGGACCTCGGCGAGTTCGTCGAGGTGGGCGCGTACATGTTTCTCCAGGACCTTCTGCATCGCGGCTGGCTCCACGGTGATATGCTGACCCGTCGCCTCGCTGCACGAGGCCGAGAGCTCGGCCGCCATCAGCGCCGCCCCGCGCGCGGGCCAGGTCACCCATGCGTCCCGTTCCTCCCGCGCCAGCCGGAACACCAGCGCCAGCGCGCGGGCCCGCTCGATCAGCTCCCCCTTCAGCTTCTGGAGCCGGATGCGCCGCTCCTGCGCCTTCAGCACCTCATTCGCGGTCTTCGCCTGCAGGAAGGTCGTGCCGCCGCCGACGGCGGGAACTGCCAGCCCCTGTTCGCGGAGCGTGTCGCCCACGGCGGCGACGGCGGCCTCGGGCACCGGCTTCAGCTTCGGCGCGGGCGGCTTTCGGGTCTTGGACGGGTCCGTCGTCTCGGCACGTCGCGCATCGCTGGCCGCCGCGTTGATGCTGCCGTCGGGATAGAGAACCAGCCGCTCGGCCGTCTTCGCCTTCTGGATCGCGCCGCGCGACAGCCCGACATGCGCGGCATACTGGCGCTCGCTCATGCCCCGCATCGATGGCTCCGATTATCACTCTAAATCATGTGCTTATCGAGTTGATAAGCGCTGCGGACAGAGGGAACGTGTCTCCAGAAGGACGAGGCAACTCACCACGGAGCCACCACGATGACCACCCGCCTGAACCCGATCACCACCCCGCGCTTTGAGCTCCGCGCCGAGAAGGCGCGTCGGAACAAGGAAGCCGCGCTCGCCGCCTTCATCGGCAAGAAGGCCGAGATCGACGAGATGCTCGCCCGCCTGCAGGCGCTCAGCGACGACCATTTCAACTGCCACCCCGACGAGGCGGGCTGGGCCATGGTCGGCACCCTCGAACACTACGCCAGCCTCCTGAAGCGCATCACCGACAGCGCTTTCGGCGAGGGCGAGCACGCCCGCTGATCTCTGGCGACGCCGGATCTCCCGCCGCGCGCCCTGCGCGGCTCGGGGTCGTAGAAGGCGCCGCATGACGCGGGCCCGAATACGGAGACGACCCCATGACCAAGCTTTCCGATACCCAAGCCATCATCCTCAGCGCCGCCGCACAGCGCGAGGACCGCAACGTCCTGCCGCTCCCCGGCTCGCTCCGCGGCGGCGCCGCCGCCAAGGTGGTCGGCGCGCTCCTTTCACGCGGGCTCATCGCCGATACGACGACCGACAGCCAGACCAAGGCCGACGCGGCGCTGAACCGCATCTGGCGCAACGACGAGGACGGCCGCGCCATCATCCTGCACATCACCGATGCGGGGCTCGCCGCCATCGGCATCGAGCCTGAAGGCGACCACAGCGCTCCCACGGGCGCCAATGAGGCGCCGAGTGCGGAGGCCCCGCAGGACGCTCCGGCCAAAGCCGACCCCGCGCCCATGGCGCGCACGCCGCGCACGGGCACTAAGCAGGCGAAGCTGATCGAGATGCTCCGCGCCGAGGGCGGTGCGACCATCGACGAGATCGTCGAAGCCACAGGCTGGCAGCCACATACGGTCCGGGGCGCCTTCGCAGGCGCGCTCAAGAAGAAGCTCGGGCTCGAAGTCACCTCCGAGAAGGTCGAAGGTCGCGGGCGGGTCTACAGCCTGCCGCGCGACTGACGCCGCTCAACAAGCAGGTCTGAATGCCGCCGTCCCACATGGGGCGGCGGCTTCCGCGTCTCAGAGCGAGATGCTCCAGTAGTCGAGCACCTTGCGGACATCATCCCGAGGATAGTGTGGGCCAGCCGATGCCAGATCATTGCGAATGGCGGCCTTCCTGCGGTCGGCCGCATCCTTAATCCGCGTTGAGAACTTGGCCGTGCCGAGCGGGAGCGAGGTCCGGTCGGGCTTCGGCCAGCTCTTCGGATACGCGTCCCAGTTCTCCCATTCGGCAACCTGACCAGCGATGCCCGCGACATCTTCATGATCGCAGGACCAGCCGTAAAGGTGGAGCGCACAGACGCGAAGCATCATCTTCACGTCGGCCATCACGTCCGTGAACGCCTTCAGCGGCGTAGGCAGCAGGACCATGTTCGCGACGCAGGAGAAGAAGCGCCTATCCTGAACCACAGCGTTGCTGACCTGGAAGAGAGCATCATCAACGCCCCAGATGTGGCAGCACGACCAGTTCGGTCGTTCTCCCGCCCGCAGGCCGAGAGCCAGCGTCAGCGCCTTGTTCGCGTGCACGTTTCCTTCGGGTTTGTGGATGCTGACGCCTGTCTGGCGGTTGCGGTTCATCTGCGGCTCGGACCAGTTGGATTTGTAGAACAAGCCACGCCGCGCATGCTCAGGATACCAGAGCGGCAGATAATTGAATGTTTTGGGGTCGACCCATCGCGCTGTCCGCTCGATCAGTCTCATCACATCCGACAGGCTGAGTTCCCGCCGCAGTGCCTCAAGGCCATCCGGAAGCGTATCCGCGCTGGTCGTTTGCTCGCTGGCGTCCTTCAATATTTCGATCCCCATCCATACGCTTGGACGGGAAGCATTTCAGGCCCATCCCCAACTTCGGGAAACCATAGGATCTGAACAGTATCCCGGCAATGCTGAGCCCATGCATGTGGTCAGCTGAATCGGCTCTGATTTGACGCGATCCTGACCGCCTCGAACAGCCGTCGCAGGGCTAAGGACCGCGCGATGCTCACCACGGTGAAGACCGCGCCCATCTGCAGATTCTGCTCCAGCGTTGTGTGCAAGCCGAAGATCGGAAAGATCAGGATCTGCGTGACGACGGCGACGCCGTAGCCGATGATGACGTTGGCAACGGACTCGACCAGCGACATGAGGCGCGATTGCTTCATGCTGTAGTCTTTCGCTTTCGCGCGGGTTCGGGGGCGGCGTCCGGGTCCGGCATATCCGCGCGGGCTTCGGCATCGTCGCCAAGCCGCTCGGTCCTCACCTCAGCCAAGGTCCGACCATCGCCATCGAGGATCGCGTCGCGGCCGGTCTCGGCCTGCCAGCGTTGGACGGCGACATCGACGTAAGCCGGGCTGATTTCCATCGCGAACACGCGGCGGCCGTTGGCCTCGCCCGCCATGATCTGCGAGCCGGAGCCAGAGAACGGCTCGTAGCAAAGCCCACCGCGGGCGACGTGCTGGCGCATGGGGATGCCGAAGGCGTCGAGAGGCTTCGGGGTTGGGTGGTCGGGGCGCTCGTCCTTGGCGAAGGACGGCATCTCCCACGTTGAGGGCAACGTCTGCTCGGCGACCTTCGGTGGGCGGTTCGGGCGGCGCCAGCCCATGAAGCAGGGCTCATGCTTCCAGAGGTAATGCGACCGGGTCAGGACACCGCGATCCTTCACCCAGATGATCTGCTGATGGACGAAGGCGCCCGCTTTCTCCCAGCAGGCCTCCAGCATCGCCTGGCGGCGCGAGGCGTGCCAGCAGTACCAGGCCGCATCTTCGGCGATGGCTTCCGCCACGGCCGCCGCGATGAAACCGTCGTAGAGTTCGGCCCCCTGCGAACTGTCGTCCCAGGTTGTGCCGTAGGATGCCGACCAGTCCTTGTTGCGGGTCGGGTGGTTCGAGCCGTCGTAGTCCACGAGATACGGTGGGTCGGTCGCGAACAGGATCGCCCGCTCGCCATTCATGAGACGGCGCACGTCGGCAGCGCTGGTGCTGTCGCCGCAGAGCAGCCGATGATCGCCGAGGATCCAGAGATCGCCCGTGCGCGATGCAGGATTGCGCGGCGGTTCGGGGATGGTCACCGGCGGCACGGAGCCCCCGGCGCCACCTTCTTCACCGTCGTCTTCCGCGACGTAGGCCAGCAGCTTGTCGAGTTCGCCATCGGAGAAGCCGACCAGCGACAGGTCGAAATCTTCGGCCAGCAGATCGTTCAGCTCCGCCGAGAGCAGCGCCTCGTCCCAGGTGCCGAGTTCGGTCAGCTTGTTGTCCGCGATCCGGTAGGCCCGGCGCTGCGCCTTGGTCAGGTGGCCCAGCACGATCACCGGTGCCTCGGTGAGCCCGAGCTGCGTTGCGGCCAGCACACGCCCATGCCCGGCGATCAGCTCGCCGTCCTCGCCGACGAGGCACGGCACGGTCCAGCCGAACTCGGCCATGCTGGCGGCGATCTTCGCGACCTGGTCCGGCCCGTGCGCCTTCGCATTCTTCGCATAGGGCTGGAGGCGCGACAGCGGCCACGTCTCGATCGCGTCCGGGGCGAAGCTCAGCGTCATGGTGGGCAAGGTTCCTCTGTCGGGTGGATGCCGGCGGCTTGCCGACTCCGGATGCCGGGCTGGACCCCTCACGGGGTCCAGCGGCTACCAGCGGTGTCCGGTCGGAAGGCCAGCGTTCATTGGTGTTCGCGCGGGGCGCGCGTGGCTCCGGCTTCCGGGTGGCTTCCCAAAAATCCGGCCCTGTCGCTGGCGATTTCCCGCGCTTCGCCCGCCAGCATACGAATGTCGCCAGGAAGGAACCGGAAACTGCCGCGGGATGGCCCCCGGCCGGACCTCGCTGGATAGTGGGGTCCAGAAGGCCCCCGTCAACGCAAAGGGGAGAGCGAGCTTTCCAGCGCACTCTCCCCATCTTGCCTTCGGAATAGCATGATCATGTTGCAGATGTCGAAGGAAAAAGTGTTGCAACACATTGGAGTCACTGCGCATTCAGGCGCGCAGCGATCTTGGTCAGCGCCAGTTGCCAGCGTCGCCATGCGGTCGTGCGGTCGCAGCCAAGTTCCCCGCTGATCTGCTTCCACGGCACGCGGGCGGCACGAGACCAGACCAGCTTGCGCTCCGCCTCCTCGATCCAGAGCACCCAGTCGAAGGTCTGCTCGAGCCGGGTGATCGCGGCGGCCGAGGGCCAGACCCGCATCGGCTGCGGTTCCATCGCCGCGATCTCGCGGCTGGTCCGCACGATGTCGGGCCAGGTGTTGAAGTAGCCCTGCGCCTTCACGGGCGGCAGCTTGCGCAGGGTGCGGAACGCCTCCTCGAAATGGTCGGCGACGCAGTCGGCGGTCCATTCGCGATCAGCCATGGCGCGCCTCCCTGTCGGAAGGGCGCGGACCGTAGAGCTTCTCGCCGAGCTGGCGGACCAGTTCACGCTCGGGCCAGGTGAGGCGGTCGTCATCGGCAGAGACCGCGAGGACGCCCTGTTCGTGCCAGCCCTCGCGCTTGACCTGCTCGGGATCCCGGCGCCGACCGCCGTAGCCGTGGGGATGCCATCTCATGCGACACCTCCGTTCGTCTCGATCGCCCAGAGCAGGAGCGCGATGGCGTCGGCCTCGTTGTCGTCGGCGGGGCTGAAGCCGCGGGCACGGACGGCGGCGATCATCGCGGCCTTGTCGGCGTTGCCCTTGCCGGCGGCGTGACGCTTGATGGTGCCGACCGGGACGCCCTCGTAGGGCACGCCGCGCAGTTCGGCCCATGCGGTCAGCGTAGCCATGAGCCCGCCGTAGATGTGGCTCGCGTCGGTACCCGCGTGGCGGCGGACTTCCTCGAACCAGATGGCGGCGACGGGCCCGGACAGCCGGTCGATCTCGGTCAGCCAGTTGGTGAAGCGCAGGTAGCGCATGCCGCCGCCATCGAAGCGGCCCGGGCGCAGCGAGACGGTCCCGCTGGTGATCAGACCGTCGTGGCCGCGGATCGCCCAGCCGCTCGAGGTGCCGAGGTCGAGCGCGAGGATGCAGCGGTTGCGGGGGGTGTCGAGCGGCAGCGATTCAAACCTTGCGCCGTCGCAATTCGGGATCAGAGTCGGCTGAGCCATGATGGGTCTCCTTTGCCGGTGGCCTGTGGTGGTGGAAGACGACGGCGGTCTGGTGCTTGGCGGTACGGGGCCGCCGTCGTCGGATCGGGAAGCACAACAGACCGTCACGGCGGCGCGCGCGGCTGGCCCGGACGTATGGGAGGAGTGGCCAACCCTGTGGGGTGGCCCTCCCATACGTAGTATGGGGGTTTGACACCTAACTGTTCCGGGGAGGACAAGTGGCTGAAATCATTGCGGAATAAGACTTCATGAAGTCTTCGGGCATGAGTTAGGGACCTGACTCTTGTTGGCCCGTAACCCGTTGATTTCATTGAGTGCACAGTTGGCGCTGTCATATGAGTCAGGCCTCACTCATATGAGTTAGGTCGTCCTCGAGCCCCTCCGGGTAGACCCAGACAGCGGGGTTTTCGACCTGCAGGCAGAGCCCGGACTGGGGGCATTTGAAGTGGCTGGGCAGGACCGGACGGGCCTCGATGGTGACCTCGCCGGTGTCCGGATCGACCTCCTCGACAGGCGCGCCGAACTGCATGCCTTCTACGCAGAGATAGCCGAACCGAGACCGGGTGACGGGGAAGCCGAACCCCGAGGGGTCGCGCAGGAACTTCACGAAGCCCTTGGTCGCCAGCACGCTGAGGCGCTCGCGGATGGTGTGCTTGCTGCCCAGACCGCCCCGGTTCTCGAAGGTCTCGGCGAACTGCATCGCGGTGTAGAGGCGCTCGCTCGCCGCCTCATCCAGCAGCATGCCGAGGATGACATCGTGCTTGCGCAGCCGCTCGGCATCGAGCTTTGCGCCGACCTCCTTGCGCACCAGGCGCTCGTTCAGCGGGTTCAGCTCGACCCACTCGCCCTTCACCTTGTCGATCAGCTTGCCCGGCAGCGCTGGTCCGTTCCGCAGCTCGATCTCCAGCCTGCGGACGGTGCTGTCCTCGTCGGGCCGGTGCATGAGCAGCCCTGAGGTGTAGAAGCCGCGCAGCGCGCTGGCGCCGGAGAGGGCGAGGAAGGGATCGTCCTTGACCTGATGCTTGCTGGCCTTGCGGGTGTGGTGGGCGAGGATGACGCCCGCGTCCGGATTGACCGCCTCGCGCAGGAGCTCGACCCGGTCCTTCAGGAAGAACATCATGGCGGTGTTGTCATTCTCGCCACCGCCCTCGGGGCCGCCATCGAAGAGATTGCGGATCGGGTCGATGACGATGATGTCGGGCGGCGCGTCGGGGAATGCGGCCCGGATCGCCTCGGTGACGCGGGCGACGCCCTCCGCGTCGAGCAGCAGCTTCAGCTTGGGCGTGGCGATGAAGGTGTCGCGCGCGGCGGCGATCACGGCGGCGGGCAGCGCGATCTGCTGCATGCGCTCGCGCAGATAGTGATACTGGATCTCGGCCTGCAGATAGAACACGCGCAGCGCCCGGGGCGGCATGAAGCCGAGGAACGGCACGCCCGCCGCCATGTGCACCAGCCAGGAGATCAGTAAGTCGCTCTTGCCGACCTTGGGCGCGCCGCCAAGCACGAGGAGTCCGCCCGGCGTCAGCACGCGCGGCCCGATGACGTCCTCGGGCATCGGGCTCGTGTCGTCGAGGAGAGCGCCGAGGCTGAAGGTCGGCAGCGGGCTGGCCGGGGCATCGGCGTGGGCTGCGCGCAGGAGCGGCGGGCCGTTGCGCTTCACATGCAGCGCCCAGAGACGTTCGGACTCGGCCTGCAGCCGTTCGAGCGGCCAGGAAGGGCGCAGCATGGCGGCGTTGTAGCCGCAGATCGCCTCCCAACCCGCGAAGGGGTCGAGGCGGCCCTCGTGCACCAGGCGGACGTAATGGCCGATGGCGGCGCTGGCCCCCTGGAACCGGGACCAGTCGTCGACCGCGCCTTCGCGCACCGGGGTGGTGAGTACCGCGTCGATGCCGGGCTTGGCCTGCGGGGCCGAGACGTCGCTGGCGAAGCCCACGCCGGGCAGCGGCGGCATCTCGGCGACCTTTTCGGCCAAATCCGCCAGGTCGACCTCGACGTCGCGATGCTCGCGGATCTGCACGAGGCGCTGGTGGCCGTGCTTGTGATAGACCGTGCCCGGCACCCGGATCGGCTGGTGCGCCGAGCGGAAATGCGTGTCACCGCCGACCTTCACCGCGATCTCGCCGCGCAGGCGGCAGAGGGTGGCCAAATCCTCGCCCTCTGCGGGTTCGGTCAGTTTCCACCAGACATGCAGCTTCGCCGCCCCCTCGGGCGTGCGCCCGCCGCTTTCGATGATCAGCGTGGGCGGGCCGAGGTGGCGGGTGACATGTCCCAGCTTCGCCGGGATGTCGCCTGCGTCGAGATCGACGACGATGGCCTGCATCTGCAGCACGTCGGCGGCGCGGGCCTGGCCCTGTTCCTCGACCGTGCCGGGGATGACATAGACTGCCGCCCCCTCGCGGTTCGCCCACGCGGCGAAGGTCGCGAGCTTTCCCGGCGCGGTGTCGTCGGCCGGGATCCAGATGTTGTGCGGCTTGCCGTCCCGGCCCTGACCCTTGTCGACGAAGCCGCGCAGCGGGATCAGCCCCTCGCACCAGCTGAACACGGTGTCGAGGAACACGGCGATCTGCTCGGGGTCGGGGTCGCAGCCGAAGGGGTTCTCGGACGGCGGCCCGTCGTTGAAGTCCATCCACGGGTTGAAATGCAGGATGCTGTCGTCGCTCATGCCGGCAGCCCCCAGCAGCGCTCGGCCCACGGGCAGAAGCGACATTCGAAGAAGTCGGGCGTGGTCGCGACGCGCGGCAGCAACTCGCCCGCATCGGTCGCCTGCAGGATCCGCACGCCCCGGTCGGACATGCGCTGCGCGAGATCGGCGTCGAACGCGACCAGTTCATGGTGCATCTCGGCCGTGTCCTTGTTGATAGCGGTGAAGAGCGCGGGCGCTGCCGAGATGCCGGGGACCGTTCCTTCCATGTAGGCCTGATAGAGTGCGATCTGAGCGGCGTAGACCGGCTTCGACTTCGTGACACCGTCCTTCACGCAGGCGCGCCAGTTCTTTGCGTTCATCGTCTTGCATTCCCAGAGAGCGGGAACGGCCAGCTCGAAGCCTTCGGGCCCCGCGGCGATGATGCCGTCGACATGGCCGCGGATGCGCCCGCCCGCGACCGAGAAGCCGAACTGGCCGCCATCGGGCCGGTTGCCTTTCCGCGTGTAGAGGTCGAAGCCCGCGCCGCGCAGCCAGGCGACCGCCAAGTCCTCGAGCGCGTGGCCGATGGCGAAGATGCGCAGCGACTGGCCGCTGAAGTCCTGGCCCTCGTCCTTCGGCGTCGCCGTGAACTCGAACTGCAGGGCCCGCTCGCAGGCATGGCCGAGGCGCGAGCCGCCGAGATAGTCGCGGGGCGGCCGCATGGCCTGATCGGCGGTGAGCGCATGATCGACGGCGGTGTTCACCCGATCGGCGAAGCTGGGGCGATGATTGTAATCGAGGGTCAAAACGGCACCTCCGGCGTCTGCGCCCGGACGATGTCGGACATGGCCTCGCGGAAGCCCTCGACGGCTTCCTCGATCAGCGCGCGAACCTGCGGCTCGGTCAGATCGGCGAGCGGGGTGGCCCAGCCGATCTCGTCCATCAGCAACGCCACGCGCTTCATGGTGGCGGTGATCGCGGCGCGCTCCTCCTCGGTCAGGTCAACCATGGCGAAACGCTCCCGCGCCCAACGCGTCCAGAAGGACTGGCAGGACATCGAGCAGAACCAGACCGAGGGCCGGGGCCGCTTCGACCGGTGAGGATCGAACCAGCCAAAACCACGGGTGGGTTGCCGGCAGACAGCACAGAGCGTCCCACGCGGATGCCAGAGCCGCCGCCGGTCCTCGGCGGTGATGGGGGTGGATGTGGACATGGGTCATGCCGCCCTCCGTTCGGGAGAGGCCGCCGTGTCTATCAGCTGGCGGATGGCGCGCTTGTTGAAGCCGAAGGTCATCAGCGCCGAGGCGCGGTAGCGCGTCAGGCCGAAGTCATGGCGGCACTCGGGCGGCAGGTACTGGAGCTGCTTTTCGGTCGGCGGCTGGCGCAGCCAGGAGCGGGTCTTGAAGGCACTTTCGTCGGTCTCATGGGTGTTCAGCCAGTCGTCTGCTTGCGCGAGGCAGACGGTGCGCTCGCCGACGCCCAGCAGATGCGGGCGTTCGCCCTTCGCGCCGCCGATCGCGTACCAGACTCCGTCCAGCCAGAAGATGCCGCCCCAGGCCGCGAAGCCCGTGGCCATCAGCGCGTCGTCCGTGCCGTAGAGGTCGACCCAGGCGAAGCTGGACCGCTTCAGCAGGTCGATTTCGGTCATCATGAAGCCCGACAGCGGCGCGGCACCGCCGCCTTCACCGGCCTCTTCGTCATCCCGCGGGAACGCCTCCCCGCAGAGCGGGCATTCGGTGGCGGCGAGCGGGATCTCCGCCTCGCAAGCAGGACACGTCTTCGTCGGCGCCTCGCCGGTTTCGGTCTTGCCGTCGAGATCGACATCCTGTTCCAGCGTGCCGTGGATCAGGCTGGAGGTGCCGAAATCCAGCACGACGCAGTCGGTCTTGACGATGCCGGGATATTCCTCGGGATCGACGGTCCGCAGGCCGCGCCCGACCATCTGGATCATCGTGGACTTAAAGGAGCTGGGCCGCAGCAGCACGACGCAGGAGGTGGGCGGATGGTCCCATCCCTCGGTCAGCACCGCCACGTTGACGACGACGCGGATGTCCCCCGCGGCGTAGTCGGCGAGGATCGCCTTGCGGATCTCGGCCGCCAGATCGCCGTGGATCAGGGCGGCGGAAACGTCCGCCGCCCTGAAGGCGTCGGTGACGTGTTCGGCGTGCGCGACGGTGGAGCAGAACACTACGGTCTGCCGGTCGCCTGCCTTCTCCTTCCAGTGCCGGATCACCTCGTCGGTGACGGGAGCGCGGTCCATGATGCCCGCCACCTCCGCCATGTCGAAATCCGACATGGTCTTGCGGACCGAGCGCAACTCGTCCTGCACGCCCACGTCGATGACGAAGGTGCGGGGCGGCACCAGGTGGCCCGAGGCGATCAGTTCGCCCAGACGGACCTGGTCGGCGACATTGTCGAAGACCTCGCGCAGGCCCTTCCCGTCGCCCCGGTTCGGCGTCGCCGTGACCCCGAAGATGCGGGCGTCGGGATTGGCTTCGCGCACGCGGTCGATGATGCGGCGATAGCTGTCGGCGACGGCATGGTGCGCCTCGTCAACGACCAGCAGGTCGAGACGCGGCATGTCGGCAAGGTTCGAAGCCCGCGCCAGCGTCGGCACCATGGCGAAGGCGACCTGGCCGTTCCAGGATTTCTCCGTGGCGTCGATGACCGAGGTGGCGACGCCCGGCACCACGCGCTGGAACTTGGCGCGGTTCTGCGCCGTCAGCTCGTCACGATGAGCCAGCACGCAGGCCTTCGCGCCGTCGCTGATCATCTCGCCGGTGACCGCCGAGAGCATGATGGTCTTGCCCGCACCGGTGGGCGCCACGCCCAGCGTGTTGCCGCGGGAGGCGAGCGCAGCCACGCTGCGCTCGACGAAGGTCTTCTGGCGGGGGCGCAGGCGCATGGCCGAGCCCCCCTTACTGCGCCCAGCTCGGCCGACCGGCGGCGCCGGGGGCGGACGCGGGCTGGCCGGGCTGGGTGGTCGTGGTGGGCTGCTGCGCCGCGTGCCCCTGCGCCGGGGCGGCGGCGACCTGCGGCGCGACGGTGCCCATCAGCGCGGCATAGTCGCGATGATCGGGGGTGACCGCGGCACGGATCTCGTTCTTGTCCTCGCCGTTCGTGTCGGTGCCGATGTCGATGCGGGCGACGAACTCGACGCCGTCGAGATCGCCGAAGCCGTTGATGCGGCGGCGCGCCTGCGCCTCGGGGGAGTTGTCCTTGTCGGACACGCCGCGCGCCGAGTTGAGGATACCGCGGATCAGGCCGCGCCCCATGTTCGCCCAGTCCGGGCCCTTCGGGCTGTAGAGGCCGATCAGCGACCAGACCTTGCGGCGGGCATAGGGCCCCTCGAGCACTGTGTATTCGGCGTCGAGATAGACGGCGCCGGTGGCGGCGCGGCGCGCCCAGCCGCCGGTCCAGCCCTGCGAGGGGTCGTCGAAACCGCCGGGGCGGATGGTGAGGCGCACCTTGGCGAGCGTGCCCTTCGGGATGACGTTGGTGTTGGATTGGGCGGAGTTGAAGTCGTTCCAGGGTCCGGACATTGCGCGGCTCCTTTCAGTTGGAGGATGGGACGCGCAGCGGCGTCAGAAGGGAAAAGCCACCCCGGCGACCGGATCGGGACACCGGGCGTGGCGAGAGGCGCTCAGCCATGGCCGGGCTCCTGCGCGGGCGCGGGATCGGCCGGGGTCACCGGCGGCCAGGTCAGGCGTTCGGAGGCTGGCGCCGCGGGGCACTGGATCTTGTCCATCAGCCGGCCGAGATGCGGGGCCTCGACCCTGTCGAGGCGACCGGAGCGGTCCTTGGCCGGATAGCCCCAGGGGTTCAGCGTCTGGCAGACGAAGGCGCGCTGCGGCTGGCCGTTGGCATCGGCGATGTCGGCCATGGTGATGACCTGATCTACGATGCCCGGCAGCTCGAGCCCGGTCTTCGAGCCGTCGATCTGCGGCTGGAAGACCTTGCGATTGAAGTCGTCGAGCCGCTCGTCGAGGATGCCCACGAACCAGACATGCTTGCCGCGCGTGTGCTGCAGGTGGGTCAGCCAGCCGATCATCTCGCGGCCGTGCAGACCGTAGGCGCCACGGATGTCGGGCTTGCCGGTCTTCTCCGAGAACGCCTCGGGCTGCCCGCGGCACCACTGGAAGCAGAGCCGCCCGGCCACGGTGATCGAGTCGATGAAGACGGTCTCGTACTTCCCGATCACCGCCGGGTCGCCGTAGCGCCCGCAGACCTCGTCGAAATGCGCCTGGCTGTAGGGCTGGTCCTCGCGCAGCGCCGGGTTCGGCCCGCCGATGAACACCGCGAAATCGCGGCATTCCTTCCAGGTGCGGGGCCGGAGCGTATCGATCTCCAGCCCCTCGACCGCCAGATCCCCGGCCTCGAGGTCGAGGAAGAGCGTGGTGGACGCGTTCAGCGTCCAGAGCAGGCTGGTCTTGCCGATGCCGGATCGGCCAAAGATGACGCCCTTGATCCCCTTGCGCTGCGCGAGCCGTTCGTCGGCGCCGATGATGGGGAGGGACATCACTGGCCCTCCTTCTTCATCACTGCCGCGGCGGCGCGATCTGCGCCGATGCACCCGGCCTCGCGGGCCAGCTTGTAGAGGCGCTTCAGCGCATCGGCGCGGCGGTAGGCGACTGTGCTCTCCCGCTCAGCCTCCATGATCGCGAAGGCGATCTCGTCCACGGTCGCCTCGACGACCGGCAGCGGCTCGCGCGGCTCGTCACCGGCGCGCTGCGGGAGGGCGATGGCTTCAGGGAGGTCTTCGAGGGCGTAGCTCGCGGCGCGAAGACGGGTGATGTCGTCCAACTGGTCCGGCATGGCTTTTCTCCGTGGGATGAGGTGATCGAGGAGGCGCATCACGCGGCCTCGCGGACGTCGGGCGCGGGCTCGGCGACGTAGATCGCCAGCAGCGGCGTCCCGTCGGCATGGGCGCCGGCGTCCTCGATCTGATAGTTGCGGTTGGGCTCGCAGACCTCGGTCAGCTCCCAGCGGCGATAGAGCCCCGGAAGACGCCTGAAATCCTCGAGCGACAGATCGGCAGTGCGGTTCATGCGTGTCTGCTTTCGGTTGGAGGGAAGGCGCTCGGGGCACTCGAATGGGAAAAGCCACCGGCGGGACCGCATCGGGACATCGGCTCAGGGGATTTCCTGAAGGGCGTCGTGCAGCCGGCGCATGGCGCGCTGGTAGCGCTTGCGAGCGGCGGCCTCGGTCAGACCCAGTTCGGCTCCCGCCTCGGCTTGCGAGAAGCCCTCGATCGCCACGCGGATCACCAGCAGGGCGTCATCGCCCAGCAACTTTCGCACCGCGCCGTTCAGCCGTGCGTACCCGGCCGCGCCGATCCCGCTGTCACCGCTGTCCGCGACCTCGTCGGGATCGGCGCCGCTGGCGAGATGTTCGCGGGTCTGGTCACGCTGGTGCACGCGGATCATGTCGCGTTCGACGTTGCGCAGGACCGTGGCCGCGATCCAGTTGACGCGCCCGAGGTCGAGCCCGCTGACCGCCTCGGTGGTGCGCGCCAGAACATCGGACGCAACCTCGTCGGCGGTGCCGAGCCTGCGCCAGAGCGACCGGCGGCGGATGGCGTCGAGGCCGGGCCAGAGCGCCAGCAGCAGCAACGTCAGCGCACAGTCGGACGCGGGCCCGTCGCCCTGCGCCGCTCTGACGAGCGCGGAGAGGATCACGTTCTTCTGGCCCTGATCGCCGGTCGTGCCGTGCAGCCCGTCCAGCAGGGCCGCCGGATCCCGGAACGATGCGAGGGCGGCATTCGCATGCCGGACGCCGTCGAAACTGCGCTGAAAGTGAAGGTTGGAGGATGAATGCATGAGGTGATCACGGATCTCGTGCCACGCGAAGGACATCGGACGCCTGCCTTGCGGCCAGGCGTCCGGCGCCTTCTCGTGGCCAGGTCAGGACGTCGCGCGTCTCTGCGATTTCAGGGGGTTGGGTGAATGCGCGCGTCAGCGCGCGGGTGCGGTCGCGTTGTTCAGCGTGCCGCAGCCGCGGCAGGTCGCCTGAACCGGGAAGCCCACGAGATACTCGTGCCCCCGCGCGAAGCGCAGGTGCATGCGGCCGTCCCGGCAGACGCCGAGCAGCTTGTCACAGCGCGTGCAGCGCCATTCCGAGTTGAGGGTGGTGGGCTTGGTCGTCGCGGCGCCGGACCAGCTCGTCTGGGCTGCCTGGCGCGAGGGGAAGGGAGTCGGCATGAAAGAGCTCCTCTATATGGAGCCCTTCCAATAATCAGCGGTTTGTTAGACCGTCCCGCCCGAAACCCTAGATGAACTCTAGATCACGCGGGGTCGGTCGCCTCGCCGAGACGCCAATAGCGATTGCTCGAACCGTGCCGGATGTAGGTCGGATGAGCCTTCGCCCATGCGCCGGAAGAGAACAGCTGTCTGGGATTGTCAGACCCCATCCCGTCCATCAGGACCTTGGTCAGCCGCTGGCCTGTGCCATCGGTCGCCGCTTCAACAAGGCTTTCGAAGAGTTGGATCTGGCCCGCGCCGTCGAGCGTGAGCGGCTCGAGCCCAGGGATGATGAGCGTCGCAGAGCGAGGCGTGTGTCGCACAACCTGAGCGACTTGCGCAGAGGTCGCCAGCGTTCGGTTTGCCTCGAAGCGCCGGGCCATTTCCTCTCGGTCCAGATCGCCGAAGCTTCCGTCGTTCAGCAGCAGGTCGCGCAGCGCGATAACGACGTTCGGCCCGAGGAATTGCGGCGGCTCATCGGAAACGGCGAGTACGAGGCCGGGGCCCGCTGTATGCCGCGACCGAAGCGCAGTTTCCACACTCTCGCGGGCTTTCAGATCGGCAAGGCGGCGCGCCAGGTAAAGCGGGACCTTTCGCTCACCCAGTGCCATCGGCCCAAGCGAGACGACAAACTCGTTGATGGTTTCGATGTTTCTGATGCCGAGAGAGCCAGCTATCGCCTTGAGGATGGTTTCGGCGAGCCATGCTCGATCGATCCCGTACTCGATCGCATTGGTGTCGAGACGCAATCCGTCCGCCTCCCCAAAGGAACCGGTTTGTCGAACCGTCCCTGGCTCCGGACCCGCTTGCTGCTCAACTTCGACAACCTCATCGTCATCCTCGGCGAGCCCAATCACCTGCCGCCCTTTGCGGGCAATCAATCTCGCACTCACCAGACGGGCTGGATCGACCCCCGCGGAGCTGAAGAACGCACCTGCAACAGTGTCGCCGGGCAGCTCGTACAGCGACAGAAGAAAGCCGAACCACTGAGCCCGTTCCTGATCGGTGAGCGTCCGCAGGTTCTGCGTAATACCCCAGTGTTCGAGCAGTCGGAACCCGAGGTCCCGAAGGAACGGATCGCGCATGCTCTGCACGTCCGAACTGCTGCCATCCGAGATCGAGACCCGGAAGGTTCCCTCCTTTCCGTCCGATCGACGGGTGTAACCAATTGCGATGGCGATTTTTGTGAAGCCGAAACTCCGGATCAGGTTGGCTGAATTGGAGACGTATTTCTGGACAACTTCCTCCATCTTGTCCTTTATGGTCACCTTGATGTTCAGCCTTCGGCCCCACGAGCCGAGGCGGACCTCGGCCTCGACTACCGCCGCCATCGTGATCTCGACGTCCTCGAGATCCGGACAATCCAGATCGAAGGAAGACCTGAAGCGTTCGAGGTTGAATTCCCGGCGGGTCAGCGGTTTGGCCGAAGGCGGGCGCCCTAGAACGACCTCCGCGAAGACCTTAGAGGTCTTTTCGCGAACGTCGCTGCTGGCAGACGCGACCTCGATTTTCTTCAGCTGGGGTGTGTAGATCAGGACAGCCTCATGCGAGGGCCTGTAGTAATGGACGGTCCAGCCCCCTTCCTCGCGATGATTGTCGATACTCGACAGGGGCCCGGGATGGCGCAGGGCGACCATGAAGGACGGCGGATAGTTGGCGGTCTCGGGCAATTCGAGGACGGACGCGGTGACCTTGCCCTTCAGTCCCAGAGCATCCTGAACAGCGTCACAGAGCTTCTCGTCAGGAATTGCGTCTGTGTCGGCAACAGAAGCGTGGTCGAAGTCCACTTCGCAGCATGTGTAGTACGTCCGCCGTTCTCGATAGCGCCGCGCGGCATAGAAGCTCTGGGCGTCGTGGAAGTGAATCGGGAAGACCGTGCGCATCCAGATGCTCTTGCACAGCAGGTCAGGCTGGGACTCATACTGGTCGTAGTCGACATTCTGCAGCCGTTGGCCCGCAACCGTTTCGAGTGAGGTCGCTCCCTTGTCCTGGCCCATGTCGAGCAGAGCGCCAGCGATGCCTTCAAGTAGCCCGATGATTTCCTTGTCCTCCGAACGCAGGTACGCACTCAGCGCTGCCTTGCCTTGATCATCGGGCGTGCCCTCAGTGATTTCCGGCGGAGCGAGAAGAGTGTCGTCGGGCCGTTTGAAGCTGGCGAGAAATTGCCGGACCAGCGCCGCCGGGGCGCCCTGAAGGATACTTCCGAGGTTCGGTCCGAATTCGCTCTTCTTACGCGCCATGAACTCACCTCAATGAACTACTGCTGTCGATTGATTCAACCTGCGATAATCATGGACAAATCCCTGATCGGCAAGCCTTGATGTTCTCTTCCTGTTCGCATTTCCGCATCCCGTTCCGCTGAGATGTCCCGTCCCGGGCGGCTGGGTGGCTTTTGATCGGTAACAGCACCACCGATCACGGCTACCAAGACATGAAACGACCCAATCCGCTCCCGCCCGACCAGATGACGCCCGCAGAACGCCGCGCCGAGCTGTGCGGCCTGCTGGCGCTCGGCCTCGTTCGATTGCGGATTCGGGACGGGGGCGAAGTATCTGACGACACCGGAGAAAGTTGCCTACACTATCCGCCCGACCAATGCCGTCATGCAACTCCAACTCACCGGAGAAATGCATGAACAAGCCCGATCCCATCCCCGCGCGCCTGGCCGCGCTGAAGACCACGGCGACGCCCGACCTGAAGCAACAGTGGCGCGACCTGTTCGACAGCGAGCCGCCGCCGTTCAACCGGCGCTACCTTGAATCCCGCCTGGCCTACCGCATCCAGGAGCTCGCCTATGGCGGGCTGAAGCCCGAGACCATCCGGCGGCTGGAACGGCTGGGCGAGGAACTGGACGGCGGCGACAAGAAGAAGCGCGGAATACGCCGCGACCGCGACCGCCCCATCACGGGCACCCGCCTCCTGCGCGAATGGCAGGGCGTCGAACAGGTCGTCACCGTCACCGCCGACGGCTTCGAATGGCAAGGGCGGCCTTACAAATCGCTGTCCGCCATCGCGCGCGCCATCACCGGCACGCGCTGGAATGGCTGGACCTTCTTCGGCCTCAAGAACCACAGGTGGCGGAGATGACGAAGCCGCCCGAGAAATCGAAGGTCGTCCGCAAGCTGCGGTGCGCGGTCTACACCCGGAAATCCTCCGAGGAAGGGTTGGAGCAGGAGTTCAACAGCCTCCACGCCCAGCGGGAGGCCTGCGAGGCGTACATCGCCAGCCAGCGCTCCGAGGGCTGGGTGCTGGTTCGCGATCAGTACGACGACGGCGGCATCTCCGGCGGGACGCTGGAGCGCCCCGGCTTGAAGCGGCTGCTGGAGGATATCGAGGACGGTCTGGTCGACGTTGTCGTGGTCTACAAGATCGACCGCCTCAGCCGCTCGCTCGCCGACTTCGCCAAGCTGGTCGAGGTGTTCGACCGGAACGGCGTGACATTCGTCTCGGTGACGCAGAGCTTCAACACGACGACCTCCATGGGCCGGCTGACGCTGAACATCCTGCTCTCCTTCGCCCAGTTCGAGCGCGAGGTGACGGCCGAGCGCATCCGCGACAAGTTTGCCGCCAGCCGCAAGAAGGGGATGTGGATGGGTGGGGTGCCGCCCTACGGATACCGCGTCGAGAACCGCAAGCTGGTGGTCGACGAAGACGCCGCCGAGCAGGTGCGCTGGATCTTCGCCCGCTTCCTCGAGATCGGCTCCGGCACGATCCTGGCCCGGGAGGTCGAGGCGCGACGCATCACAACGCGGGCCGGCAACCGGATCGACAAGAAGTACCTCTACCGGATGCTTAGCAACCGCGCCTACATCGGCGAGGCGGTCCACAAGGGCGAAAGCTATGCCGGCGAGCACGACGCGATAATTGACGGAGCGACATGGGACCGCGTCCACGCCATCCTGCAGGAAAGTCCCCGCAAGCGCGCCGCCCGGACACGCGCCGACACGCCCGCGCTACTGAAGGGACTGCTCTTCGGTCCGGACAGCGCGGCCTTCTCTCCGACGCATACCCGCAAGGGCGACAGGCTCTACCGCTACTACGTGAGCCAGACGGTGCTGAAGCACGGCGCCGGTTCATGTCCGGTCGGCCGAGTGCCTGCGGGGGAGATTGAGGCCACCGTCATTAACCAGCTGCGCGCCGTGTTTCGCCAGCCTGAGATCGTGGCAGGAACGTGGAAGGCGGCGCGCTCTCATATGGCCGGCATCACCGAGGCCGACGCCCGCGCAGCCTTGCAGCAGCTCGATCCGCTGTGGGACGACCTATTCCCCGCCGAGCAGGCGCGCATCGCGATGCTGCTGGTCGAGCGCGTGGACATCGGCACGGATGGGCTCAACGTCCGGCTCCGGATGGACGGCCTCGGAGGGCTCGCGCGCGAGATGCTGTCTGGCAGCATCGGAGCAGCGGCATGACCCGCGCGACGGCGGTCCCCGAGACGGTCACCATCCACGTGCCATTCCGCGTCGTGAAGCGCGGAGGGCGTAAGGAGATGCAGATGCCAGACCGCGTTCGACCGGAGCGCATGCCGGACAACACGTTGGTCAAGGCGCTGGCACGCGCCTTCCGGTGGAAGCGCATGGTGGATAGCGGGAAGTTTGCCACCATCGCCGAACTGGCCGAGCGCGAGGGCATCGCGCCGTCTTACATGACACGCGTCCTGCGCCTCACGCTGCTTGCACCCTGCATTGTGGAGGCGATCCTGAACGGGCGGCAGGACCCTGCGGTGACGCTGGCGCGGCTTATGGAGGGGGTTCCGGCGGACTGGTGCGACCAGCACCATCGTTTCGGCTCGCAACCACCTGGGCGGTGGAAGGACGGAGCAAAGGGTGCGCCGGGCATTGATTCTCTAAACGCGGGCAGAGAACATTCCGGCTTGCTCACGTCAGCAACGCCACAGATGCCGCTCGCTAGTCAATCTGCTTGGCAGCGAGATAGGAACGGACTAAGAACAGACGAGTAGCGAACGCCGAGGCAGGGAACATGCGAATGAGTTTAGGAGCTGATACCGTCAGAGATCGGCACGGGCTCGAAGCGTCCGACCAGCCGAATGGATTCACGGTGGTCGATCTCTTTTGCGGTGCTGGCGGAATGTCGGAGGGGTTTCGTCAGGCAGGATTCGCGGTTTTGGCTGGAAGTGACAACGACCCGGATGCGCTGGCAACCTTCTCAGCGAATTTCCCTGAGTCTCAAGCGATCTTGGGCGACATCCGCATCGACGCGGTTAAGGAGCAAATTCTCGACGCAGCACGCCGCGCGACCGTCCTCGTAGGAGGGCCCCCATGCCAAGCGTTCTCGCAAGTGCGCAATTACAGTCGGATGATCGATGATCCGCGCAACGCCCTCTATCGTGAATTCGTGACTGCACTTCGAACTGCCCTTCCTCCCGCGTTTGTTATGGAAAACGTGACGGGCATGGATCAAATGGGGGCGCGAGAACAAATCCTCACGGATCTCTCACTCAGTGGTAGGTACGATGTCCGCGCACAAGTAGTCGATGCCGCGAATTTCGGCGTACCGCAAACACGCAAGCGTCTCCTATTTATCGGAACCCGACGCGGAACCGGGATGTCAGCTCCAGTTCTAAATGGATCAGGGGCAACTGAATCTGTTGTGCTGGCCCGCTTTACTGGCGACCGCAGGCCGCGCTACCAACTAGTGGTTCAGCAAAATCTCTTGAGTATGCGACTAGCGGAAGCTCTTCATGATAGCGAAGATCTGACCGCGGTCACTGCGGCCCAAGCAATTTCTGACCTCACCGAACTCCCGGTTGGCAACCGACACGATGAGATCGATTGGAATCAATTGCCAGCGCCCAGCAGCGCCTATCAGCGATTGATGCGAACCCAGACATCTGGAATGGCGGTGAATCTTCAGGTGCCGCGATTGAACAAGGACACCGAACTGCGGCTGCGAGGCATTCCACAAGGTGGGAACTATAGGGATCTACAGGAGGAGCTCCTGGGCCGATACCTAACGGGTCAACGTTGGGGACAGTCCAACGGAAGCGGGCGGCTTTCCAGAAAGCACTTCTATGCCTATCGAAGGCTTCATCCTGCGCTTTGGGCATGGACACTGAACACAAAGGCCGACTCCGTCTATCACTACGAGGTCCCGCGCGCCTTGTCGGTGCGCGAGATGGCCCGACTGCAGTCGTTTCCTGACCGCTTTCTGTTCACCACTGACCCGCGGCGCGGGCCGCTTGAAGGGCGCCATGATGGCGGCCCCGCACATTCGCGATATCGGCAAGTCGGCAACGCGGTCCCTCCGCTCCTAGCTGAACGGGTAGCGCAAAGTCTGTTGATTGAGTTAACTGCCTCTCGTGCCCAAGAAGGGATTCGCACGAAGGCGGGGTGATGGATGGATGAGGAGGGCCTCCTCAAGTCAGAAGCGAGCGCGACAGCAGACAAGAGGGCGATCGATCGGGCCTTCGGGGCGGAAAACCGAAACAGGCTGATTGACGAGTACTTCGAGTCTTCGGCCGCACGAGGGGTGAACCCGGGAAATGCGTGGGAGCACGTCTACCGCTTGCTCCTTTGGTCAGATCCGACCACCGGTCTCGCACACTGCTACGAGAGCGACAAATCGCAGCCAGGAAAACCTTGGTATGCTCGGTCTTTGGCCTTTCATGACTGGCTGTGTCGAGCGTTGAGCATCGAACCGGATGAGTTGTCGCACGAGATCGACTGGCTCTTTCTAAAGGCTTGCTCAGACTTGGCCGACGTCCTCTTGCGCAGAGAGGCGAAGCTCGCCGAAGTCGCTGCGCAACAGCGCGAACCTTATGGCGACCGCAGCTTCCCGGAACCCGGAGCAGATCCTGAACTGGCTGCAATAATAGAAGAGACGTTGAGGCCGTATCTGGCGCGAGATGTGCAGGAAGAGGTTTGGAACGCCCTCACTCAGAAAGTGCGCCAATTCCTAGCTGTGCAGAATAAGCGTAAGAACCTAGTTGGTGAGGGCTTCGAGGACGTACTTGCCCAAGTAGTGCGTCGCGCTTGCGATGTCCCAGCCGACGCGATCCTCACGCGGAGTCTTCTTTACGAGATCCCCGGGTTCAACCGGGCTCGGCAAGGCGCAAAGGAAAACAAGGTCGACCTCGCAATTGTTCGGCCGACGATGCGTACCTTAGTGACAGCGAAGTGGAGTGTCCGAGCAGATCGTGAGAAGCAGTTCACCACTGAGTACGACGAATACATCAATGCCGAGTCAGAGAACAACAAGTTCCAGTACGTCTTTGTGACAAACGAGTTTGATCCAGCCCGGCTAATGCGAGCGTGCGAAAATCTGCATCGAAACAGCTTGATGTTCGACTACGTGGTGCACATTAGCCCTGAAGCCGTTCGGGCTGCCTACGGGGAAGGGCAAGCGAATGGCGGGCGCATGACCGGAACTCAACGCCGAGTCATCAAGAACATGGAAAGTGGGCGCCTCATCAGTCTGGAACAGTGGCTTCAAAATCTCTCGGGTCAGTAA